TCCGGTTGCGAGCCGCATTGATAAGACTCTTTTTGACCGACTTCTCACCCAGCACTATAACTCGTTCAAGATTATAACGGCAACCGGGTTGGATGAATTAGCTGCGGATGCTTCCGATGCTGATGCTGCTGCGGTTGAGCATGAGTTGTCGCAGAATCGTCGGGTTTTAGCGACGGGTAATCCTGCGGCGCAGTTCGGTGTGATTCCTGAGACTGCATTGGCCCCTTTTGTGGCGGCTTTTGAGTCGGATATTGCGACTTTGGAGTCTAATGCCCAGTTGCCGCCGTCGTGGTCTAGCCGCCTGGTGAATTTGTCGGCTGATGCGTTGGCTGCGGCTAGGGCTTCAACTACTCAAAAGATTTTTGAGCGCAAGCAGAATTTCGGTTCGGCCCATAACCAACTGTTGCGTCTTTCTGCCCATATTGAGGGCGATAAAGAGGCGTCCGGCGATTTTGAGGCTTGCGTTACTTGGGCTGACACTGAGGTTCGTTCTTTGTCGCAGGTTGTGGATGCGTGGGGCAAAGCTGCAAGCTCTCTTGGTGTCCCGAAATGGGCCACTTGGCGAAAGATTCCCGGCGTCACTGACGACGAGGCGAGAATGTGGTGGGATAACCTGCTGGAGCAGTCGCCGGAATCGCAGTTTTTGCGGTATTACGGGCAAAGTCAGACGCAGAATGGTGCGAATGGCCCCGACGATAATCCGGTTTCCGCTAGTCCTGTGACTGATTCGACTCCGACTGGGCCACCTGAGTAATTCGGTTAATTGGGGTGTTCCGTTCGTCGCGGAACGGGCTATTTATGCGAACGGGGGGATCGGGTGACCCAACCACAGGCTCAGGAGCCTCAGCCTTTAGAGGATTTGGCTTTCTATCTGGCGGTGAAGCATCAGCAGGAGCAGACCGCGATTGCCGCGAGGACTGCTGCCGGCTTGGCGATCTTGTGGAGCTTGTTGCAGTTCGACAAGCTGGATGAGACTTCTCCCGCGTGGCTGCACGCTGTGACCCTTCAGGTGGAGGAACAGTTCCGCGTTTCGGAGCAGACCTCGTTCGACTTTGTGCAGGGAACTAAGTGGGCCATTGAACCTTTGTCTGAGCCTTTGAAAAAGGTGACGACGCTGTTTCCGACGCAGGATTTCCAGTTGGCGATGCGTGCCACCGGGCCGGCGACGATCAAGCGTTCCACAGGGATAGCGTTTAGCGCCCCTGTGAACTATTCTGAGGCACTATCGGAGCTATCCCCACCGGATGTACCTGCGGGGCAAACTTCACAGTGGGTTTTGGATCGTATCGCTGAGTTAGAGGCGTCGAGGGCGCGTCGGGATGAGGCGATTAATGCGGTGCGGGAGGAAGCCTCGTCGGCAGGTAAATTGAACACTACCGGCGTGGGCGTGAAATACGCTTTGAACGGTGGCCGCGGCGAGGTTGAGCAACTGGTGGTTATAGATGCCACTGAGCGGTTGAAGAACCGTCAGGTGATCGGCTGGGCGAGGTTCACTGAGGACACTTTTAACTCTCAGACGGGTCAGCGTACCGGGCCGTGCTATTTCTGCGCCCTGCTGGCCTCTAGGGGCGCTTTCTACCTCACTAAGGACGCTTTCAAGGGTTCCAATAGCATCATCCGCGAGCCGGTGAAGAAGCCTCGCGGAAACAACCGTAGGACGCGACGGGCGTTTATCGGTGACGGTGTCGCTAAGATTCACGATCAATGTAGATGCACTTTGCGTGTCGTGTACCGCAAAGAGGACGCTGAAGATGATCGCGCCAAATTCTTTCTTGAACAGTGGAACAAATCGTCCAACATGAAGGACTACCGTTCCAAATATGTCATGCCGCCGCCTTACGAGCCGAATCCGGCGGTCGATCTTCCTGCCGTGGCAAGAAATCGGGATCGGCTGGCGGCGCAGCTTGGCGAGGATTCTGCCCAAGTCAAATGGTATGACCGTAAACTCGCGGAGCTTAACGCGAGTTAAATAGATTTCACGGGGATTGGCCCCGGTAGCGTTGACAGCCGCGCTTTCAAAATTGGCTGGTGTGAGGGAATGTTTTTATGAGTGATGATGTTATGGTTGATGAGTCGCCGGCAACAGTTTTGACTGACGATCCAGAAGTCCCGCGGGTTTCTGGAACTGATGTGGATTCTGAGGCAAGCGATTTTAATGCGATTACGTCGCAGGAAGCCCTTGAAAATGTTTTGAAGGGCCGACTTGAACGCGCCAATAAGAGCGCGGAGAAGAAGTATCTGAAGCAGGTAGAAGAACTGAATGCGAAAATTAAAGAGTTTGAAACCGCACAGTTGTCTGCTGAGGAAAAGAAAGACCAGCGTCTTGGCGAGTTAGAGAAATCGCTTGCTGAGGCCACTGACCGATATACAAAACTTGAGCGAACCCGCCTGGTGGAGACACTTGCAAGGGATATGGGATTGCCCGATAAGTTTTGGTCACGGGTTCAGGGCAGTACCGATGACGAAATTATTTCGGATATCAACGATATGTTGGAAGGTTTGCCGCGTGCGGAGAAACCCAACGGGGTTCCCTCGCAGTCGCCCAAGGTGAGTGTTCAAGCTACGAACACTGATCCTGAGCTTGAGGAAAACGCAAAGACAATTGTTGATAATATGAATTCCATGTTTGATTTCTGACAATAAAATAAGGATTTATTTAAATGGCTCACGTTTTTGTTAAGCCTAGTCTGGTTGTTCAGACTGCGGTTGAAATTTTGCAGCGCCAGCGGGTGTTGCAGGCTCTAGTTACCACTGATGGTCTTGGCGACTTTGGTGGTTCGGCCAATGACACGATCAATATTAAGGTTCCGGCCATTGCTGCGGCGCGTACTCGTACTCTGCGTTCGGCTGATCGGACTCTTGAGACTGATGATCTGGTTGAGTACAACATTCCGGTGACTCTGACAGAGCACGTTTACAGCGCGATCAAGCTGACCGATGAGCAGCGCACTTTGGATATCAGCGATTTCGCCCGTCAGGTTGCGATGCCGCAGGTTTCTGCTCTGGCGTACAAGCTGGAAGATAAGATCGCTGACCTGATTGATTCTCCGACTTACGATGAGGTTTTGAGCATCAATCCGGCTGATACCTTCCCGGCGATCATCGATGCCCGTCGCAAGCTCAACGATGCGAATGTGCCTGATCAGAACCGCGTGCTGGTTGTGGGTTCGGCTGTTGAGGCGCAAATCCTCAAGGACGATCAGTTCCGGCAGTTCCAGCAGGCTGGTGACGCGAATGCTCTGCGTCGCGCCTTCCTGGGCGAGATTGCGGGTATGCGGGTGTTCCGCTCCAATGCGATTGACGCGGATACCGCTTACGAGTGGCACCCGACAGGCTTTGTGTATGTCAGCCGTGCGCCCAAGGCTTCTGAGGGTGTTGTTGCCTCTGCCTCGTATGCAGCCGACAACATTGCTCTGCGCTGGCTGGCCGACTGGTCATACGCCGAAATCGGTTTGCGGAGTTTGATCGACGTGTTCACGGGCTACAAGGTCATCACTGAAACTGACGGCGTTTTCCGTCGCGGTGTCAAGATGCGTCTGAGCATCACCGCCATCGACGCGGGTGCAGACTTTGGTGTCACCGCGGCTGCTGGTGCAAGCAAGACCAAGCAGCTTAAAGTTGTAGATAGCAACGGTCAGAACGTCACTGCGGGTTGCACCTTTGCTTCCGCTACCCCGGCTAAGGCCACCGTTTCCGCTACCGGCTTGGTGACTGGTGTCGCTGCTGGCACGTCGGTGGTTACCGCTACCTACCCTGATCCTAACCGTGGTGCGGATCGCACCGACACCGTGACGGTGACGGTCACCTAAACTGATGGCAGATTTAGCGTCCGTAGATGACCTTGGGGTCTTAATGAAACGGACGTTCTCTGGCGGCGATCTTGACCAGGCAGAAATGGTGATAGCCACTGTTTCTGCTTGGGCAAGGTCGGTGTCAGGCCAAGCGTGGTCTGATCCCGCCGGGGTGCCGTCCGACGTGAAATACGTTACGTTGTCTGCTTCTCGCCGTACTTTGCGTAACCCTGATGGGGTTGTGTCAGAGGCGATGGGGCCGTTCTCTAAAACCTACGATAAGCCGCCGACGAATTTCTTTTCGCCGGCTGAGTTAGCGATTCTGAAGCGTTACCGCGCTAAGGCCAGCAATGGTCTGTTCACGGTCGGTTTTACTCGCGGCGAGGTTGGAAACGAGCGGTATCTTGGGCACCTGTTCTTCAACAGGCATGACGATGATGATATTGGTGGTGACCCGTTCCCCTGCTATTGGCCTGGTGATCCCGGCTTTGAGGAATCGTGGCATTTCAGTGATTAGCTTAGAAACTGAACCCGTGACTGTTGTTCGGGGCGAGAATGATCGTAAGGGCAACGCGAATAGGACGCCGCAGGCTGTTGTGGATGTGGCGTTTGCGTGGGGCACTTCTGGTCGCTCTACTGGGCGGTTTACGTCATCGAATGATCGGCAGGAATCTGCGGATATTACGTCGCAGGTTTATGTTCCTTATGGCGGCGATATTCGGGCGAGGGATCGCATTGAGCGCAGTAACGGTGAACGATATTCTGTTATCGGGCATCCTTTATGGTGGCAGCCTAACGAGTTGGAGGTTTTCGGCTCGCGCTGGGTTGTTTTTCAAGTGGAGGCAATGAATGGCTAGCAATAATTATTTGCACGATATCAATATCTACGCAAGAAGCATGGCCTACAATGATGCGCTGAATTCTACTAAGCTGGCTTTTCTGCTGGGAAATGAAGCAGCTAATGTTGCTATTCTTTACCAGGCAAGAGTTGGCCGAAAGACCGGCAAACTCAGGGCTTCCGCAAATCCGCATGTGCGCGTTGGTGGTCGCAGAAATGATCGCGTAATAGGTGTGATGAGCATCGTCAACGATGGAGTGTTTGCCGATTGGAAAGGCAAAGACTTTTATTACGGCGTTTACCATGAGGAGGGCACGCTCAACAGTCGGAGGGCCAAACGGCGCACTAGTGAAGCTCGTCGCCCCAGGCCGGGATACCATGAACTGCGTGAAGTGGCGCAGGAGTGGAGGAGGATTTAATGTCCTTATCCCTGCCGGCTTGGTATGACAACAATTTTGTCGATGTTGAGTCGATGCTGATTGACCTGTTCACCCGCGTATTGCCGGATGTTGAATCGGGTTGTTGGTATGCGGATGATTGGCTAGATGATCCTACGCCCGATCCGCAATTGTTGTTTTTCCGGCTGCCTGGTTCCAGGGTTGACTACGACAAAAATTCGGACGTATGTAACGTCCAGGTTGTGGCTTTGACACCATCTAGGGATGACTCTTGGCGGTTGATGAGCTTTGTCCGATCAATCATGTTGCCCATGAAGGGTTTCTCAATTGAAATGTCGGATGGGTTTAACGCTCA